TACCTAGTAGCTGGAAACCTATTTATCTGGGATGGTGACCAGTGGATTAATGCTGGTCAGGTACAAGGACCAACAGGTGCAACTGGTGTTGCTGGTCCTACGGGTGCCACTGGTATACAAGGTCTTTCTATAACTGGTCCAACTGGAGCAACTGGTGCTACTGGTCCACAGCCATTTACTATCGTTGGAACTTGGCAACAAGGTATTGTCTATCAACCTGGTCAAGCAGTTTTCTACGACACACCTACTCTTAAAGGTACATACGTCCGTAGAAACAACGCATCTACTGCAGGAATAACACCTCCAGAAGACCCAGCAAACTGGTTAGTAGTTGTTGCTGCTGCAATTGGTAATACTGGACCAACGGGCCCTACAGGTTTACAAGGTATTCAGGGTATTCAAGGCATAACTGGACCTACTGGTTCAACTGGTCCTACAGGAAACCAAGGTTTACTAGGTCCAACAGGCCCTACAGGCACTACACTATTGAACGTAGATGGTGGCGGCCCTGCAACTAATTATGGCGGAGTTATAACCATCAACGGAGGAGACGTGAGCGGTAACTAATGGCAATTAAATTACAATTACGTCGTGGTACGGCGTCTGAGTGGTCAACAACTAACCCCCTTCTTTCAGAAGGTGAACTAGGTCTTGAACTCGACACTGGAAAATTTAAAGTTGGTAATGGTACACAAAACTGGAATGCGCTAGTATATGCCTCAGGTATTCAAGGACCTACAGGTCCTGCGGGTGCCGCTGGTGCAGCAGGTCCATCTGGCGCTAATGGCGCCGCAGGTGCTCCTGGTCCAACAGGTGAACGTGGTCCAACAGGTATTCAAGGACCTGCTGGAGATGGTGGAGTAGGACAACTACTTCTTAACGATGCACTGCTACAGACTGGAATTTATTTCCCAGTCGGAGCAGTAACTAACTTTACGACAGTGGTACAAACCGTGATACCACCGATTACGTTGATATAGGAAGGTAAATGAATGGCACGCAATATTGCGCCTGAGTATTACGAGTGGAACCCGACCACTAAAACAATCACCATTGACCGCTACATCAAGCGTATCCACATGTTCCTTATTGTTAACTCCTCACGCAATAAGATTCTATTTAACTTTAGTGACCCTGCTACAACACTTACTGTTAGCTACCTATACCCTGATTACAGCATTGCTAATCCAGGGGGAGAAACCGCTTACCGAACAGTAATCCAGCTCAACCCTTCAGTTGATACAACAGGCATGTTGTCAACAGACACCCTACAGATTGTTGTAGATGATGAGAACCAGAAGATTACATTTGATGACACATTTATTGATGGAGCTCAGAAGCTTCGTACCTCAGAGCCTCAGTCACTTATGGATACTGACTTTGAATACTCAGTACAGCCATCTAAGTGGGAAGGCCTTTTCTTAGCCAACGGCTACCCATCATTCTTCCCTAAAGCCTCTGGCGGTAACTCTTTCGACGTTGTTTCAATTATTGGAAATGGCGTACGCCCACGTTCAGCAATGACAGTAACAACCGCTCTTCCTCACGGTCTAGTCCCAGGTCAGATTGTTTCTGTACAGGAAACTCTTAACTACCTTGCAGAAGGAACTGCTCTAGTAACCTCTGCACCAACAACAACTACTTTTACCTATACAGCTCGTGGAGCAGTATCTGGCGACGTATCCTCTGGAACGCTTACAACAGTATATGGTGGAGATATCTTTGACGGCGCTCACATCCCTGGCGGTAACTTCCCAATTGGTGGAACTAACACACTTAACCGTTGGAGAGCGACTGTAGATGGCGGAGCACCAATATCAACTGTAACAGCCATCTTTGACCAACCACACGGCATCTATCCAGGAAACCTTATTGTAGTTTCTGGTACTAACAGCTTTGATGGTAACTGGCAGGTAACTAAGGTTCCTACTCAGACAACTCTAGAATTTGCTTTAGACCGTCAACAGTCTGCTGTATCGGTTCCTACAACTGCTCTTATCTTTGCAAAGGGCGATGGTTATATCGTCCAGCGTCCTTATGATGGCGGTGTTTCACTATCAACTGCTACTAACTCAATGGGCTCTACTACCATTCGTCAGACCCGTCGCTACTTCCGTTACCAGTCAGGTAAGGGAATGCAGTTCTCAACAGGTGCTCAGCTAACTCCTGTGTACGATGTAGAGCAACTATTTATTAACGGTGGTTCTATTGGAACTAACATTGTTACCGTAAAGACTGTACAAGACCACGGTATGCAGGCAGGTGTTACTGTAGACGTTGAAGGCGTCGTAACACGCTTTGGATATAACCCATTCAATGGAAATGACTTTATTGTTAAAAGAGTTATTGACGTAAACACTTTTGAATATGAAGTAGTCCTTAATCAAGCACTCCCTCTTGTAGACCAGAACCCAGGTGGAACTAACGTATACGTCCACGCACGTAAGTGGTTTGGTGCTGTTACACGTACTGGTATGTTTGATGACCAGAATGGTTTCTACTTTGAGTACGACGGTCAGAAGATGTTCTGCGTACGTCGTCACTCTGAGAAAGAGGGCATTGGTCGCGTAAACGTAATAAAGAACTCTAGCTTCGTGACTGGTCTAAATACACAGTTCCGTAAGCAGCTAGTTGTTGGTCAAGCTATTGTTATCAAGGGCTCTTCTTACAAAGTAATTGCTATCAATAGCGCTACATCTCTTAACATCTCTCCCGCTTACCGCGGTGCCACAGGTAACCGTACTCGCTACCTAATCACGCAAAGTGACCGATTCCCTCAAAATGAATGGAACGTTGATAAGTTTGATGGAGAAGGCCCATCTGGTTATAAGATGGACGTAGGTCGTATGCAGATGGTTTACATCGACTACACATGGTACGGTGCAGGAACCATTAGATTTGGTATGCGAGGTCCTGATGGAAAGATTTTCTTCTGTCACAGAATTCCAATGAACAACGTTAACAATAGCGCGTACCAGCGCTCAGGTAACTTGCCTGCTCGTTACGAAGTATCTAATGACCCATCTATCTTTACAAAGATGGTAGCTGGACCTTCAGGAAACTTAGGCTCTCAGCTAGGTGCAGACGATACCGTTATGTACGTAGAAGATGGTCGTAACTTCCCACCTTCAGGATTCCTATACGTTCGTGATGCTGTTAACTGTGAAATTATGCGCTACTCATCTATTGGTGCATTTGACCCAGTTAAGCGTGGATACCCAGTCACGATTGCTCAGCGTCGTGCGTCTATTACAAACGTATACCCTGACACACCGTTTACCTTTAGTGGAACAACAACACCTGTAGCGTTTACACCAGACTCATCTATTACAGGTGTTGGTAACGATGCTCAGGTAGCAGTTCAGTCAATCACTCAGAACTGTGCACCTATCATTAGCCACTGGGGTTCATCGGTCATCATGGATGGTCGCTTCGACAACGACGAGAACTTCATCTTCACTGGTGGTATGACAAAGCTCCTACCCGTAGCTGCTGGTGTTACTCGTCCGCTTCTAGCCCTTCGTCTAGCCCCATCTGTAGATAACGGTATTGCTCGTAACTTCGGTATCCGCGAGTTAACTAACCGTATGCAGTTGCAGCTAAACTCTATTGGAGTTACAACAAACGGACAGTTCCGTATTGATGCGATTCTTAATCCTAACCAAATCTTCTATAACACCTACGCGCCTGCAACTCTGGCGGCTACTCGTACCGCTACAGGTTCCTCAGGAAGCATCGTGCTCACTGTTACAGACGCCGCTGGTACTAACGGTATTGTCCCAGGCATGATTGTTACAGGTGGAAATATTGGTGTTGGCGCTCAGGTAGCAACTGTTACAGCTAACATTGTTACCCTATCTGTGCCACATATTGGAACTGTATCAGGCGGTATCGTTTTCACCCCTCGTACTGGCTACGTCGGTTTGCCTGATGACTGGGGACGTGACCTAGTTGGTTCTGGTTCTTTGGCTCAGATTATCTACTTTGATAATACTGGCCCAGGCGCTGGTGGTGCCCAAGCTGCTTCTGGCCGTATTGCAGGCGGTGACTCCGTTGCCTCTTTCTACTCAGAAAATGGCGGTGGTGCTTCAAACTACAACGTCTCTAACTACGACCTTAGCTCTACCCGAGACCTAGGTAACTCCATTATCAGCGGCGACGGCAACGTCTCCAGCCCTAGCTACCCTAATGGACCAGATATTATCGTCCTTACAGCTACTAATATTGGAACTGCATCAGGAAATATCTCGGCTCGTATCTCATGGGTTGAGGCTCAGGCATAATGTCTATGGTTTACGGTGACCCTATATTTAAAAACGATATACTTTTAATAACCTCGGAAGGTAGGTAAAAACCCATGCCAGACTATACATCGCTTAGTACGCAGATTGATGCGGTTAAGTCAGAGATTACTTCTAGCCTAAACGCTAGTACGTATACTGCTCAAGACCTAATCTATGTTGCTAAGGCACTTGAAACTATGGGCACCCTTCTGGGCGTCAATGACATCGTTGCTGCAACCGCTGACCGCGTAACAGCAATCACAACTGCTGGTACAACACAGGTTACTGCTGTTAACACCGCAGGTACAACACAAGTTTCTGCGGTAAACACTGCGGGAAATAATAAGGTCGCTGCTATCGCGGCAGAG